CCTACTGGCCCACTTACCACCATTCTACCCTCTTCTATCACTACACCTGTTGATTGTGCAATGGTTAAAGGTAGTACGTATGGGGTTGAGCTCTGATAAATCTGATAAATAAACTGCCCTTGTAATAATGTGATATCTACAGGCTCATCTAAGATAAAAAGATTGTATCTTTCAGGCCATAAGCTAGTATCAACAGTAGTAAATAACTGAGTACTTGAAGTAGTATTCATTTCATTTGTAAAAGCAAATAAATAGTGAGGTGTAGCTACAGTAGTAACCTCTGTTAAGGTCAAAACTATTTGATTTATTACACCTTGTTCTAGATATATCATACCTATATTATATAACTACTTTCAAATGTTTATAAATAAAAAAAGCCCCACTAAATGCAGGGCTAATTTTAAGCGTTTTAAGTCTATTAAGATATTCCAATAAGAGCTAAAGCTGCAGGAAGCATATCAACCTCATATGCAAGGTATTCATTTTCCGCAAGCAGCGTAACGGCGTATTTAGAACCATCTGCACGGGCTTGGCCTGAACCTTCAGCTACTGCAGAAACCTGCAAGTAAGGGAAATACCAATATTTACCGTTTGCATCTAAAACAACAGCAGTTAAATATTGTTGACCCGAACCAAGAATTTTAATAGCTCTTGATTTATCTGCCTCACGACGGTGAAACATTAAAGATATTGTTTGAGTAACAAAAGACGAACCATTGACAAGGTCAATTGCAGCCTCTTCTGTAAAGCTTGATGTGTTTCTTCGTATGTAGAAGTTTTCGAATAATACAGTACCTGCTAAAGTGATACCTGTTATAGACCATCCTGCACCTGCAGATGGGTCAGTTGGTGTGATAGATGCGATTTCATCCTGTTGGTTAATCCATATTCCATAGATTCCCCCACTATTATTGTCGCAGCTTTTTAAAATTGTCTCTAAAGAGGCGCAAGAAATAGGCATAATTTTTAAGTTTTATATAAAGGGGGTTTCCCCCCTCTATGAGTGAATATTAAGAATAGTAAACGATGTCTTGTGGATTTACAAAATCAAAGCCAATTTTCATATTAGCACGAGTACGGATGTAAGGCTCTGCAACTGTATCAGCTAAGTTCACAGCTCTCAAATCTGAAGAGTCGCCTTCACCATCAAAGCAGTAAATTAAATTGTCCTTTAATGTGATTACAAATGTGTCATTTGACATTCCCGGGCAAAGTACAATCTTAACTCCTAGGTAAGTAAGAGCCAAGTCTTGAGTGATATATGCGTTTGTGTTACCACTAGCAACTCCTAAACGATAAATGTTAACCAATTGTGTTGGTAAATAGATACGCAAGTCAGCAGTTCTTGAAGCAATAGACGCAGGGACTAAAGCAAATGCAGCCTCTAATTTATCAGCTAATTCACCAACTCCTGAGAATGTATTGATAGCACCTGTACCACCATTGATAACGTAATCAACTCCCGGTAAAGGAATTGGAGGAGGCAAACCTGCGGTTAACTTAACTTCGTAACCATCACATAAAGTAAGTGAAGGAGTAGGAGATAATACATTACCTCTCCACCTTAATGTTTCGATAGACCCATTAATAGAGTTTGCCATCTCAGACCAATAGAAAGCCATAAAAGAAGCAACGGAAAAATCACCGTTTGAACCTTGTGCCATTTGCAAAGAAACGAAAGATTGTTCCAAATCAAATTGACAGATTTGCGCCATACTAGATAAGGCGCATACCGAAATCGATTTGGCAGTCAACTCATCTGTAGGTGCTGTAAATGCACAGGTAGATGGTTGTAAAATGTCACCGAAAGATACAGTACCAATCTTAACTTCGAACTTTACGCCCGGAAGTGTACGGAAGTTATCAACGATGTCGCTTGACCCTAGGTAAGCTTGAGAGTAAAAGCTCTCTGCATTTGGTGTGTAAGTTGCCCCTGCACCATTAATTAAATCAAATTTTAATTTTCTCATTTTTTGTTGTTTTATTTGTTGTTAAATTTATTAAATATACTAAGTCTTTGTTGTACGCTTAACGCTACAGCCTCTTCCATTGTCTCCTCTTCTGTTTCTACTACTAGAGATTCTTCTAACTGATTTTTAAGGTCAGCTATCATAGCCACAAGTGCATCTACTTGTTCTGTAATAAATGGTCGAACTATTTCAATAATAGCCTCAGCGTCCATAGTAGGGTCAACAGCCATTGTTTCCTCCTCAACTACTTCTTCTTCTTCAACTACTGTATCAGCTAGTTCAGCCTCAACTACTTCTTCTTCTCTAATTTCGGTAATTTCACCATCAACTACAACGTAAATTTTGCCGTTAATTAAGTGTTCACCATCGGGTAATTTATTCATATTATTTAGTTTTAATTGTTTCTCTTCTTTTAATTTCATACCAAGATAGCCCTCAATTGAAAATCCAACTTGACCATCTGCTACTAATTGATTATAGTATTCTTTGTCAGTTACTTGAGCCGTTACCATTAATGTCCCTTCCGGAACTTCTATTCCAAATGATGAGTAGGCTTTGTCTTCTTTGGGAGTATCCACAATCCAAGCTTCCAAAACATATGCCGGTACTGTTTTTTCTGTGTCGTGTTCTAAATTAAATAAGTCTTTGTTACTCATATCCTTCATAAACTTAGAATGAATTCTTTCGATTTCTTCTACGGAAAAGCTAACATAATATTCCTTACCGTCTTCGTCATCTTTACGATATATCTCCATAGGTATTAATGCAGGAGCTACAATACGATATTTTATGTCATCTGTGAAAATCATTGGCTTAACTTGGCTATTAAAAGCTAGGCCAAGAACTTTTATGGCCGGTGTTGAGGTAAAGGCTATTTGTTCAATGCCCAAATCCTCCCCATTTTCAGCGTATTCAGGGTCAATCGTGATTTTGTATACAGGAAGATTATCTTTTGCCATACCTATATTATAATTATTTATATATTTGTAAAAAAAATAAACTATGGTAACTATATTAGGTAAAGAAATTCCCAATCGAATTGAGGAATTAACGATTGAACAATTTGAGGCAATCACAGATATCAACAATAATAAGGAAATTGACCCTGTTGATAGACATTTACAGATATTTGATTATCTAGGAATCCCCGAAAGCGAGTTTTTTGACTTTGATATTAATGATTTTATTGATATTGTTAAGGAATTTAACACTATGCCCGAGCCAATGGGTGACATTGAGCCAATTGGTACGCTAGAATTAGACGGATTCACCTATACAGCAGAGCTAAAACTAACAGTTCGTGAAACAAAGCTTATTGAAAAGATTGCAATTCATAAACAAAAGGGATATATCTCGGATATGATGGCTGTAATGTTTAAGGCTGACCATCTAACACCGGCAGAGCATTACGCTGATGCTCACTTAAAGCTTAAATCTAAGCACATTAGAAAGTTGAAAGCAGAGATTTGTATTCCATATATAATGTTTGTTGCTAACAAAATTAAAAAGCAGGTTGAAAATGTGCCTACAGAAACAATAGAAGATGTACCTACCCAATAAGTGGAGTGAGGTAACTGTTGAGCAATTTACTGAGATTGCTGAGATAGATAAAGACAAAGGAGCTTATCACTACAATAGTGAAATACTAGCTATCATTACAGATGAGCCTACGGATGTAATTGAAGACTTGGACATTGATGAGCTTAATGCTTATATTGACCAATGTAAATGGGCTTTGTCTCAACCATCCAATAAATACAAGTCAGAGCTTCTAGGAATGAAAGTAAAGCCATTAAGTAAACTTTGTCTTTATGAGTATATTGATTTGGATTATTATTTCACTAATAATTATATTACTAACTTAGCTAATATCTGTGCCATCCTGTACAGACAAAGTAAAGTTAATGAATGGGGTGAGGAAATTATAGAGCCGTATGAATACGATTGCACTATCAGAGCTGACAAGTTTCTTGACTTACCAATTACAGATGTTTATGGAATCATAAACGAGTTCTTAAAGTTTCGAGAAAACTTTTTAAACACATATAAAAATTTATTTCAAGGAGAAGAGTTGCCGGAATTAACAGCAGAAGAGAAATCAGAATTAACTCCCGAAGAATTAAAAGAGGAAGAGGAAAATAAGAAAGAATCTAAGTGGTCTTGGGAAAGAATGATTTATGGATTGTGTAATAATGACCTTACAAAAAGTGATAAAATTGGAGGCTTACCTCTTACATTTGTCTTCAATATGATGGGGATGAAAAAGGAATTAGAGATATGAAAGCCAAAATCACAAATGCATTTAAATATAATTTTAAAGCGATTTAAGAGACTTTAATACTTTGGTGATAGATTATACCTAAAACTAAAGATAATGAAAAACTCAATAAACATAAGGCTTGTAGAGGGTGTAAATTTAAAGT